AGCCCTGACACGACTCGTCACCTAGTTCGTTTCCGTCACCAAGATTTCGGTGCTGTGGGTGTGGGTGGAAACATTCCTGAAATCCTATTTACCAACTCACACGATAGAACTCGTTCAATGAACTTTCACGTGGGGTTGTTCCGTCTGATTTGTTCAAACGGTTTGGTTGTTGCTGATGCGACATTCGGGAAGTTGAATCTTCGTCACATGGGATACTCATTCGAGAACGTTCGTGAGATGATTGGGGACATCACCGAGAAGTTACCTGTGGTGTTCGATACAATCAAGACATTCGAGCGTACCGAGATGAGTGAAGAGGCTCGCAAGGATTTTGCAATGAAAGCTTTCGCAATCCGTTACCCTGAATATATCAACGAGAAGAACGTTGCGGACTTGGCTCAAATCGCTTTGTCAGTTGATGTTAACGGCTTGTTAGTTCCACAGCGTGCGGATGACGCCCCTAACAACCTTTGGACTGTTTTCAATCGCGTTCAAGAGAAGTTAGTGAATGGACAATTCAAGCATCTAGGTTCAGATAACAAAGTTCGTCAGGCTCGCCCTATCAAGAATATCACCTTGAACTTGGATATCAACGAAGGTCTTTGGCAACTTGCTAACTCTTACGCACAATGAGAATCTACACATCAGAATCAATCCCTGTAGATTTCTGTAGGGCATGTGCACCTTCTGAGGAAGAGGCTCTGGATATGTTCAACAATCTGGGAGATGGTCCTGACGATCGTGGTAATTGTTTCTCATATGATGAGGAGCATCCGCCATACGAGGAGACAGATTATAAGTGTGCCGACTGTGGTGAACCACTGGAAGCAGCGGACAATTAAAAAATCCAGATAACGTTCTGGTGTTAATAGCGAGAATGGGGGAAAGAGAGAGCCCCCATTTTTTTTAAATTATTTTGCGAAAAACTTGCACAGTAAATTATTTTACATTATCTTTGTATCATAAATCAAAAACAATATGGGACAGTATTACAAGCCAATCGTTTTAGACGAGGCAAAAGAAGGACAACCTGAAAAGGTTATGGCGTGGGTTTATTCACACGAAATCAAAACGACCTATACAAGAGAAGACGGGTCTAAATTCACATCGGGTAGTGGTCTTAAACTCATGGAGCATTCATGGATGAAGAACCCTTTTGTAAAGGCGTTTGAAACCCTGATAGTGGATAACCCACAGCGAGTGGTTTGGGCAGGTGATTACGCGGATGAGGAAGCAGACCAAACGACTGTAACTGACAGAGGTCAGATAGAGAATGTTAACCTGTATTTCCTATGTGAGGATAACACAAAGGTTAAACCTAACAGGGGTAGAAAATCACATCGCTATGTGATTAACCACACCAAAAAGCAATTCGTGGATAAGAATAGTTGCCCAAAGGATGCTGACGGTTGGCAGATTCACCCACTACCTTTGTTAACTTGCGAGGGCAACGGAAGAGGTGGCGGAGATTTCAGAGGCTCAAATGATTATGTGGGCTTGTGGGCTAGGGATGTAATATCTGTTAGCAATTCTGTTCCTGACGGTTTCGAGGAAATTAAACCTGACTTTGCGGAGTAATAGAATGGGGAGCAATCCCCATTTTTTTTGTAATAAAATTTGGTCAGTAATTTTCTTTTACTTATATTTGAAACATAAAATCAAATAAGATGGCAAAACAAATTCACTATTTAATTATCGCCACTCACTTACCAAGTGACAGCGAGATTCTATTCTTCAAAACGGTTGAGGAAGCAAAGGCTGAATTCCAAAAGCGTACACAGGGGTTATTCGCTGTGGATAAACTGGAAGAGGATGAGGACTACTGGATTGAGGATGAATGGGCTGTAAGGTTTAATTCAGGTAACAATCAGGAGTTGTCGGCTATACTGGGAGATGTTGACCACTACTTCAAGGTAGGTACACAGGATGTTGAGGATGACTGTGACTGTTATGTTGCTGACTTCTCCGAACACGTGGATGATGTTATGATTACATTCTTCAACAAACAGGGTGCTGTTAACGCATATAACAATATGGTTGATGGTTCTATCGCTGTACACAATGAATGTAGTGAGAAACAAATCGACCGTAAGAACGAGAACACTTGGGAAGATGAGGATTACGGTACGCTGTTCATGGAATCAGATAACGATGACGGTTCAACTGATGCGTTCTTCGGGGTGAGTGATGTTTACTGGACGTATAGAATCGGTAAAGTAACCTTGACAAAGTAGTAAAACTTTCCTATATTTATACCATGTTACAAATCACACCAAAAGGACAAGAGCATATCAGAAAGGTTGTTGACAACTATCTGCCGCAGGAGAGAGTTCACATCAATAATGATTTCTTTGCGAAGCATGGAATCGACACCACTGAGCTTACAGACGATGAGCTGTACGCGTTATGCGAAGAGAAGGGTGAAACTGGAAATATCTGGTATTCACTGGCGACCATCTGGGAAATTTAAACCCAGAATACACTTTACTTTGAATCCATACTGGTTATATTACTGGTATGGATTTTTCTTTACAAGACGGTGAGAAGTGGATCGTGGCCTCTGGATCTGGCAGGGTTCTGGTGGAGCTTAAAGCTTCTGGTGAACCTGTCTGGGAAGTCCAGTTCTCCAGAGCGAAGTTTTTTCCAGACCAGGAAGCAGCTCTAAACTTTATTACAAAATCTGGAATTCATGGATCACCAGCCCAGGTGAAAGATTTATTCATCCCAGTTTATCTGGTACTCAGGGTTAAAGAACAGGTGAGAAGGATTCACTGTGAACTTACCTGGCTCCACCAGAATTCACAGCGCATGTCCAGTTACTTCCAGACCAGGGAAGCAGCCCAGAAAGAACTGGATAAATTAAAGCAGGAGATTGTTATGGAACACCAGGATGTAATCATGTATGCCAGAAGCATAGTTCTCCCAGAATTCAAATAATACAAAAGGCCCGCTTCTCAGCAGGCCCGTTGCAATAAATCAAATAAACACAGCATGAACAAAACATGCATCTTTCACAGCTACTTCATCTTATAATAGATGTAACTAACCGTGTCACCTACTCTGGTACTCTCGCCGACTGGTACGGTGTCCCCGTTTTCCAGTACGCCTCTGTACCTGGGTGAAAGCTCTTCGTGTATCCCGCTAGGCGGGAGCTTAAACTTTTTTACAATTTTATGTTTGACTTCTTCACCCTTGATGGATTCATAACAGGATCCGAGCAAGAATACAGATAGCCCCAACAACAAAGAATTCATCCGTATCCATGAACATGAAGTTGTCTTCAAGCTCATCGTCCGTCAACGGTTCTTCGAACATGGAATTCAAAAAGGTCTTCGCCTCTTCCCTAGATTCAAACTGTTTATATTCACCGTTCTCATCCAATAGGTATTCGAGTCCGTTGATACTGATACCGTTGATTGGTCTTCCTATTACAATAGCCATAGTCTTTATCTTTATTGTTGGTACAAAGATAAGCATAATTTATTTACCAACCAAATCTTTTATTAAAAAAATGTCATAAACTTTTTTATAAAAAATAATCGATAAAAAACTTGCACAGTAAAAACCTTTACACTATATTTGTACTCTAATCAAAAAACACAATAATTATGTTCGACTTATCTTACAAGTACAAAAGACCAACAACGTTGTTCGGTACACAAAACGCCAAGACTATTAAAGGCGAGAAATTGGGTTACACCACATTCATCTTGTACATGTCTCCTGAAAAGCAAAACACATCTGGAAAGAACTTATGTGCACATGCTAGCGAAGGTTGCAAGGCTGCGTGTTTATTCACAGCTGGCAGGGGAGCATTCAGTAATGTAATGACAGGACGTTTAAACAAAACTGAATACTTTCTACGTGAGAAAGCTTTGTTCCTCGAGCAAGTATACAATGAAGTTGCTAAGGGCTACAAAAAACATGGTAAAGCTTTGGCCGTTCGTTTAAATGGTACATCAGATATTCCATATGAGAATATTAAAATCAAGGACGACAAAAACATCATGGAGTTATTTCCAGACGTTCAGTTC